GTTTTTACCTGCGTACTGTTTAGCTATAGATATGTACTCTTCTTCGCTAAACTCATCTCCTGCTTGTTGTTTAAGGTCAGCAATAGTAATAGAGTAAATCTCTCCAGCGTGACGTATGTTTTTAAAGTCAGGCTTTGCAGAAAAAGAAGTAATAAGATTAGAAGGGTCTACGTGTCGAATCTTTACACCCTCTGTTTTAGATAGCTCTGTTTTAGCAGCACATATACCTAAAACTACAAGGTCACGTATCATATAACGCTTAAGTTCGTCGTAGTCGTTTACATCAAGAGTGTACTCAATAGCTTTCTCTAAAGCAATCTCTACGTTTTGTTTATAGTTAAGGGCCATAAACATTTCGATTTCTTCAGGGTTTTCAGCTACAAAACCTTTAGAGGTCATAGGTACACCTGTCTGATCTTCCATATCCTCCAAGAAGTCTTTGTTGATCATGTCAGCAAACATCTTCTTTTTCTTTTCAAGTCTTTCTGCTGCAGCTATAGGATCTATAGACTTAGCCTTAACATCGTACTCTTGGTTTACCATACCGTTAATAATAACGTCAACAAACTTAGGAATAATAGATACAGGTGTCCAGTCTATGTTAAGGTAAGATGAGTCTCCTTGAACATCAAGCAAGTCTTTGTACTTACCTATATCTTGATTACCTTCAGCGTAACTCCTATTACGGGAGTACCTCATTTTAGTATCTCTAAAATATACGTCTCCGTTGTTTTTCCACTCGTAGTACATAGCCTTAAAGTAATTAAGACCGTAGCTGTTAGAAGCTTTTTCTTCGTTAGTAGATAGAGGAGAAGGATAGCCGTTTAACTCTTCCTTACTGTTATTGTAAATCATGCCCTTAATTTTTTACTAGACATCCCTTTGTTATTGTACCTTTTAACTAAAGGAGACGATATTTTTAATTCTTTTTTAGGTTTTATGTACTTCTGTGAAGCTAGTAAAGCCAACGAGGACGATATACTAGCATCGTATTTTGTTCTGTTATCTATTTCAAATCTACTCCAATCATCAAGTAAGACGTTAAAATAACACCTTCCCATCTCACCAGTATTTTCATTTTGACCAACGTGATCGTATATATACGTAGCTATAGCCTCTGCTTGAGCGTTAATTACAGCAGCACCAGATCCAGGTATACCCTTTGTCTTTTGCTTACCTCTACTCCAGTCTGTATGCGTCATGTCTGGTCTATCCATAAGATACTCGTAGTATCCTCTATTTTCAAAGTACTTTAATATACCTACTTTGTTATTCTCCACTAATATTTGGCAACCATAAAAGACACACATCTTAATCATGTCTTCGTAAAATATTTCCGCTTTAGGCGGTCTATTAATATACTCACATACAAACTGCATAGACGCATCACTTGCCATGCTAAATTTGTGAAAAACATGAGCAGAAGCATCAGATCTCCTGCCATCAGTAGTGGTGTCATGGTCATAAGGGTCACAGCCTGCCACCAAGACATCTGACCTTCCAGGAAATCTCTTACCGTATCTACTAGAGATATTGTTTTGATCTTGATGCTCTGGAACCCAACTAATCTCCCACTTACCTTTTCTATGAGGTATCCAAATAACCTCTTCATCTTGTTTCCCATTCCTCCAAACGAACTCTCCTCTAGTCGTCGTTGCGTTATTAACCTCGTTGTAATCCATCTGTTGATAGATTCTTTCTACGTCAAAGATACAACTTTGTGTGTCATTCCTAAAGGATTCCTCTACAGTAAATGGAAACTGACGTTTAAATTCAGATAAAGCTGTAGTATCGTTCTTTAAAGCCTCTCTCCTGTTCTGAATATAATCTTTAGCCCCAACGTCTACAAGCATCTCGTCAATACCCATAATTGGCTTCTTAGGAGTTTCTATAACAGAGTATCCATACTCATCTATAAAGCCCTCTAAGTTATCATAAGCAGGTATAAATAGTTTGTATAAACCGCTTTTAGTCCTGCCGTTAAGGTCTTTATCGTCAGTATTAGAGTCGTAGAATATATCCTTAAACTCCGCACCACCATCTTGCTGCTTATTCGCAGTAGAACCCATCATGCACTTACCAACAACCTTTCGACCTAAAAGTAGACAGGTCTGTGTAACCCCCCAGTTCTTCTTAATAGAATTTTGACCCGTCCACTTTCCAGCTTCATCATGGATTAGAAGCTTGAGCTTCATACCATCATAACTGTTGTCTGCGGTGTTTCTCCAATCTATTGTAGAGTTTAAAGCTTCAGACTCTTCGATATGCTTTTGATTCTTAGTAATCTTTTTAGCAGGCTCCCTAAAGGCTAACTCTACACGAGGGTTACTAGAACCATCTTGTATGGGCTGAAAAAAGAAAGGGTAGTTCCTGTATATACGAACCACCTTATCCGTAAACATTATTTTAGCATCAGCACCAGTCTTAGACAATAATCCGAAGTTACTATCGTAAGTCTGAGTAGCCTGATTTACAATCTCACTACTAGCCATGTACGAAAAACCACTACGCCTGTTCTTGAGAAAACACATCCCATAAGAGTTTTTATCTAGCTTACACGCTTCCCAAAAAATAAAGAACGTTCTGTTAGCATCCCTGTAATCAGGGTATCCAACATCTATCTTACTCCACTGAATAAACATATAGTGAGAGCCTGTAATATAGGTTGGTACTCCGTTATTAAAAAACCAAAGCCCATCTCTTCTACGTCTAAACTCTTCTTCTATATAGTCCACATAATCTGTGGCGTTATCTCTACTTAAACCTTTAGGTGCTCCTTCCCTGGTCCACTTTTGTTTTCCTTTAGGAAGGTTGTGGTAGAGTATGTCCTTTTTTAATCTAGGCTTCTTAGGTAGTACGATCTTTAAGTTGTCAAACTCTAAAACCTCACCCTCGCTGCCTTCGATTAAATATACTTTATCACTTTTTTGCATACCTCTCAGCAAAAGACCCTTTAAAGTCTTTCTTATCTTCTATAAGGGACTCGCCCTCTTTAATTCTATCTTCAAGGTTTTTAATACCTAAAAGAATTTCTTGACAGTCCTCAAAGCATTCTCGTTTAGCTTTTATAGCTTGTCTTCGCCTAGCGTCATCTTCTTCTACCAAAGGCTTACCAATCTCTTCTATTAAGAGGTCAACAGCACCTTTACTAGCCTCTATCAGCTTCTCTAAAGTTTCAAGAGCGTAGTTTTTATTGCTATCCTTCATACTTACAAAGAACATCAAAGTTACGCATACGAAGAAGCTTTCTTCCATCTATATCCATGTCGTACTCAGAGTTCTCGCTCCACATTACTCTATCTCCCTCTTCTACTCCTTGCTCCTTCATCCACTCGTTAATAATAACGGCTTCACCATGCAGGTCCACTTCTTGAGCCTCTGATCCTAAAAATATACCAGAATCTGATTTTTCTGGATCTTTCATCTCCTGCTCCATAAAGTTCCATACACCTACAGGGATATACTCATCACCCCTCTTTATTAGGTATATCTGCTCCATACTAGCCTGATATATATTCTTTTTGTCTGCGTGCTTAACAAGATTTACAGGTGTAGCTATAAAATGGTGAAACCATACTTTATCGCCTTCCTGTATTCCCGAATCTTTAGTATCGTGGATCGGAGTTTTGTAAACCGTACCATACTGTCTCGCTAACTTCATAGGGTCGTAAGAAGTGTCTCTATACAACTCTTTTCCGTTTAACATGATGGTATCTTCTGTTTCTTTTTCTACCTCTATCCAGTAGCTATCTTTAATTGGCCTCATGTCTTTGTCTTTAAATTTACTTTACCTCGTACTCTTCTAGATTGTCTGTGTTGTACTCTATTGCCGTAGGCTGAGAGAAAAACCTCTTCCATGGTCTAGAGAACTCTTCAGTCTCTTTTTTAACGTATACGTCGTACACTACTTGTTGATGTTTGTACCACGCTGCCTCATCTTGGATGATGGCTGTAACTCTAAGGGACCCTCCTAGCATTCTTTGACCCACCTGATAGGTAAGCCCCTGCTTTAAGTCCCCTATAGTTATCTTTCTAATAATAGGGTTAATTGCTTCCATTTAATTTAATTTAATTTAAAACTTTCTTGATGCTTTTATAAAGTGAACTTTTAGTTTTTTAGAAGTGGCACTTAAAGTGGTAACGCAAACAACGGGAAGTTGACCTATTACGTCTCCTGATATACTTTTTTGAGTCGAGTTAGGTTCTGTAACACCTCCTGCAGTTGTGGTTGTGGGGGTGTTGGTTAATCCATACTGGACCCCATTAACAAAAGCAGAAACTTTTTTGTTTTCATCAAACCTTATTTCTAAATTATAATTAGTAGCAGCCTCGATAGTAATTCCTAAGTTGGTAACATAGTCAACCCCCCCTGTAGAATGCACAAAATGCAAATTAGTATGGTTGGTTAAAGTTCCAAAGTCGTCGTTTGTAGCGTATAAAAAATAAGCTTGAGATGTGTCAGTTGCGTAATCTTCATTAAAATCCCCAGATATAGGTTTTCTCTTCCATCCAGTACAAATTGCCACGTTTGTAATGTCAAGGGAATCTACAGTCGTTATTGGTACTTTTAACGTAGTTTCATTCGACGATGGATCAGTAAAATTACTTTCCCAACTGCTAATTCCTTGATATGCAGCATGAAACCCTCCGTCAAATATACTGTTGTTTGAGTTTCTTGGAGTTATTAATGTTTGATCATTATCAGAACTTAGAGTGCTTAACTCTATACCACCTTCTGAGTAAGTTATTCTTGTAGGTCCTTCGCTGTTTATTCCACCTCTAACCCAGTTGTAATTAGAAGGTATGTGTGGGTCTACAGTAACATGAATTAAATATGTTTGAGACGCTATATCTACAGCGTTGGTACTTAATCGTATTTTACAACTAGAGTCTTGAACGTCATGAACCATAATATCTAACATAGCATTATCTGCTATAGTCCCACTTGAGTTTACAAAATACGCTAAAACGTGAGAATTTTGCTCTATCATATCATTAGTAAATGTAAACTCTACAGAGTCAGATGCAGCTAGGTCAATGGTAGCCGTCGTAATTCTAGTATATTTAGTGTTATTTACAACCGCAGTAGTTCCGCTAGTAGACTGAGTTACTTCTGAGTCTGGGTGACCAATGTCGTGATAAGGAATTTCGTTGAAATTTTCTATAAGAGTATACCTGTCTTCAGACTCACTTAAAGTACCACCAATAGTTAAGTTTCCTGACTTATCAAGATTCATAGACTGAGACCCATCGACGGTAAAATTCATTGCGTCGTTAGAGTGATCGTAAGATATACCACCTACATCATTATCGTTAGCATCACCAAAATATATATGACCAAAACTAGAAGCTCCAGAAAGTATAGAAAGACCTGCGTCTCCAGAGTTTTCTAAAGTTAACTGGTTAGCAAAAGAACTAGCTGTTACAGCCCCTGCACTTACAGATAATACGTGAAGTAAACCATCTGGAGTTACACCATCAGTACCAACACCTAATTGCTGAAACTCAGCTTTATTAGTAGAAAGCTTCATAGCCGTAGGCGTTCCATTACCTGTACTAACCTGCTTTAAAGTACCGTCAGTTATTTCGTTATCAGACTGAATTAACTTCTGATATGTCCTTGATATTGTTTTACCTTTTAATGAGCTCATTGTTTACTTCTTTTTTATTTTCTCGATAGACCTACCCGCAAAGTAAGCCCCGTATACTGTTATTAATAACGTTTGATATATTGGAACGTACGTTTCTTGAATAACAAATCCTCCTACGTTACCATCAAACATTGACAAAACTACAAAAATTACAGTTAAAAATATACAGATAAGGGGTCTAATGTTTTTAGAAAGCCAGTTGTCAGACTTCATATCAGCCTCCCAGCGTCTAGTAACTTGCTGTTGAGCTTGGCTTTCTGCTTTCAATAAAACTTCTTCTATCTTTCGTTGTGCAGCAAGCTTCTCTTCTTTAGTTGTTGTTAGCTTATCTAAAACATCACCAACCTGCTTTACTACCCCTCCACCTAATATGTCTAGTAGCTTACTCATTACACTTCAGCGTATTTATATCTAGTATCTCCGTCTTCGTCTTTGTAAGCCTCAAGGACCTGCTTTCTGTTTTTAAACTCGTTAAAAGATATGTGTATCCAAGAGTAGTCAAACTCGTTAATCATTTGATCGAAGTCTATACCACTAGATAGTATCCAGTCGTAAATCTTCTTATTATTCATTTCTCCTCCTTCCCAAAACTGCAGATCCAAAGCTTGACCTTTACAATGCTGGCTTTTGTTACTACCACCAATGGCACGATTGAGTTCAGGGCTACGATAACCAGAGCTAATGCGAATAGGACCGATAGCATCTCGCAAAGGCTGCACGATTTTTCTAATAAGAGCCTGAATGTTGTTAAGATGTTCTTTATTCGGTGCATTGTCTATACCTATTCTTTTAGCAGTACTACTGCGTGTCACCTCTAGTAAAGAAAAGTTTTTACTTAGTTTCATTTTAGTTTAATTAAAGTTCGTTTATTGCTGATTGTACTTGATTTTTTGTTGCTGTTACTTTAAGCATTATGTTAGGTGCAAACCTAAACTCCTCCTCACCGTTTTTAAATATTATAATCGTAGGTGCTGAGGTTATTTTATATCTTTCTAGTAAGGATGCGTCCCTTCTTATTATGTGTCTGTAAGCTCTACAGTTTGTTAGCTCGTGCATAAATAGTATTTCGTTTCCTCTATTCCATCCTGCCCAAAACTCTACCGCAACAACCCCCCTTCTTATTTCCCAGTCAAAGTTCTCAACCCCTATAGAGGATTGACCCTTTAGGTTTAACGGGATTAAAAATAATAAGAAAAGAAAAATTCTACTCATATAACTTCTCCTTAATAAGTTTAATATCATCTTTAATTTCTTGAACGTCTTCTTGAGTAGACATAATAGTCTGCCTAATAAGTTGATCCTTCATGTCGAACTCCATCCTTGTAATTACAGGATCTAAAGGCCTTGGCAATTCTTTAGCCTCAGCTATATCGTTTTGTAGCGTAAACCACATTCCTATTATGATGGATAAGCCTACCGCCATTACTCCTAAGCTTTTTAAGTCAAAGCTTATATTTGTACTCTCATTAATCTTTAATCCCATTATTACATTGTTTTTCTTAGCATTTCCATCTTCGCCTTGCTTGGCGTATCCTTGAGTTAGGATCGTTCTGAGTCTTCTGACTACTTCTTTTTAACTGACCTAAAGATCTAGCACAGTAGGATTTTCTCCTTCCTGCTCTTTTTCCTGTAGGTTTACTTTCTGTAACAGCAGTCTTCAACTTACTACCAGGATTTGCACGCCTGTAAGCAGCAACTCCTTTCTTAGTCATACCAGCTCCAGACTTAGTAGGTCTGTAGTTAGCACCTTTACCTGTTGTTGTTTTTCGTATCGCCTTAGCCATTATTTCTTTGAGAATTTTTCTACCCCAGAAATACCAAACGAGCCCAACACAACCCAAACGAAGGAGTCGTATACGTGCTCGTTTATCATAAAGTCTTTACCAAACCATACCGCTGTTAGGTCAGCTATCATTATAAGGCACATGATAGCAAAAGCTACAAAGCCTACAATAGCCTTTTCATTCCAGTCGTTATCGTCTTTAAAGATATTCATTGTCTTAGTGTTTAGGTGCTAGATATGCTATAACACCTGCGGCAGCGTCAGCAGTAATCGCTAGCTCTGTCCACCTTCCGTAGATAGTAGAACCTTTAGGAAATTCTTGAGCTGCAGCAATAGTGTCTCCACCACTACCTTCAATTCCATTTGCATCTTCGTGAGCAGAATATGCAGTACTAGGAAACATTCTTTTTCCGTCTGTAGTATTTTCTGCGGTTAACTTTGTAATGTTTGTATCAGCTAAAAAAAATATAGCACATATTATAAAGTCTGCTGGAGGAGTTACGTCTCCTGCGGTGTCGCAAAATATAGATCCAAACTGACCAAGTTGAGCCATTTCGTATTTTGTTCCTGATAAAGCCATAATATTATTGTATTTTTTAAAAAATTGTTATATGCAAATGTAGCAATAATTTTTTAATTACCATAAAAATGTTACCTTTGTAATAATTTAATCTAAGAAAATGAGAAATTACCTTAAATATGTAGGAGATACTATATACTCCTTCAAAAGGAAATATAATCTCTCAGACAATCAACTTATGTTCTTGTTATTTATAAACGACGAAAACGGCTCGTTTACAAAAAGATACGTAAGGGAGAGTATGTTTGTAAGTAAAGACTTTAACGATACTAAGTTTCCTGAGTTGGTAAAAAGAGATTACGTGTTTTGCTTTGAGAAAAGGGCCTGGAACTCTCACAAGCCCAATAAATATAGGGTTACTAGCAAGACTAGAAGGTTGATAAATAAATTTTATAATGTCCTTGAAGGGATCGAAGAAATATAATATGGCAAGTCCACTAAGAATGAGGAAAAGAGCTGCTAGACGACAAGCTCGAAAGTATCGAAAGATGTCTAGTGAAGAAAGGCTACAAAGAGTTAAAGCCGCTAAAGCCCGAAGGGCTCAAAATCAAAAATCTACCCCTAGTGTTTCCTACAAGGTGTCTACTCCTGTAGATAAAGCTGCGAAGGTAAAAGCTGTTAAGGCTGATATTAAAAAGAAAAAATCTATATCTAAACAAAACGAAATAACAATAGCTAATAGGAAAGCTGCAGCAGCAGCCAAGCCTGGCGAAACTTATATTAGAACAATGAAAGACGGTACAAAGAAAAAGGTTAGAGCTGTAAAGAAAGCAGCTTGCGGATCTAAAATAAAGAAGGCTGAAAAAGGATCTTATCTTAAGGCAGTTCCAAAAGATAACAAAGGTTTATCTAAACTCCCTACAGGAGTAAGGAATAAAATGGGTTACGCTCAGAATGGTGGTAAGTTAGGTGGTAAGCCTAAACGATACACCGAAAATGGTGTTACTTACGTGTGGGATGAAGAGAGACAAACATACCTAGGAGATATGGGTGGTAACGTTGCTAAAGGTGGTCTTTCATCTGACTTCGGTACTGCTTTTAAAGCTGCGAAGCGTTTCGGTAAAGACGAGTTTACCTGGCAAGGTAAAAAGTACAGCACTAAAATGAAAGAAGAAAAGGTAAAGACTGTAAAGAAGAAAAAGTAATATAAATGAAATCATCCCTAATTAATAGCATAGGTGAGGTAGTCACTGATTACGGAGCTAGGGTAATGAAGGTGTTTAAGAAAGGGCTACTAGGACGTAGCCTTTTTGATTTTTATGGAGACATAAAAGCAGACACACTTAGGACCAACGAAAGCTCTGCCGCCCCAGGAACCCCTGCGGATGGTAAGGGAGGTGTTATATACACTAAGTCTGCTGACGGTAAACTGTACTACAAAAGTAACGAGGTTGCAGAAGTAGAGCTTAGTGCAAACGGTGGTCACACCGACGAGGACATTGAAGATATAGCAGGGAACCTAGTTGCCACTGGTGGAACTAAAACTGGTATTGCTATCACTTATGATGATGCTAACGGTGATATGGATTTTGTCGTTGACCATGACGCAGCAACTAACTTTGTGGCTGAAGAGCATTACAGGTGGGATAATGATATACAATCTACCGCTACTATAAATCATCTTAATTTATCTAGTGACACTCCAGGAGAAACTGAAGTTCTAGTAATGAATGATGGTGACGCTGTATGGGGTCATGGAGAGAAGATGCATATACAAGTACGAAACGATGAGGGCTCTACTATTTCAGCAGGTCAACCACTATATAGTAAAGGTGAGATAGGTGGAAGCAATAGGATTTTAGTTGGAGTTTGTGATGCTAACGACTCTGCAAAGATGCCTTGCATAGGTATAGCTCACTCAGAGATGAATACTACTTCTACTAAAGATAACTTTGCCGTAGTGTCTGGTATATACAATACAAATCTTTCTGGGTTTACCTCTTTAGCTGTAGGTGATAACTTGTACATACAGGATGATGGTAGTTTATCTCAAACTAAACCTACGGGGGAGGACTCACTTATTCAAAATGTTGGTATAGTTTTAAGGACTAACGGAACAATATGTCAAGGTATGTTAGTTTCTGCTATTGGTAGAACTAATGATGTGCCTAACCTAGATCAAAACGCTTTATTTATTGGTAACGGATCTAATCAAGCAGTAGCAACAGATGCTCCTATGGTGGGTGTTATAACTGCTGCAAATGCTGGAGCAGCTAGAACTGTATTAGGGGTTGACGCAGCAGGAACTGACAACTCTACTAACGTTACTATAGCAGGTGAAGACTACTTAAGTTTATCTGGGCAGGAAATTACAGCTAACAATATAGACCTTACGGATAATGTTACAGGGACCCTACCTGTAGCCAATGGAGGTACTGGAGTTGTTTCCCTAACTGAAAACAGTATTTTAACAGGTAACGGAACTAATGGTATTGTTCCTGAATCTGCACTTACTTTTACTAGTCCACTTACAGATACATCTACCCTAGTTGTTGGTTGGCCTAACAGTGAAGCCGCTGAAGTATCTAAAGCCCCTGCTTCTGGTGTAAATATTGCTGGAGGAAAATTAATTTTGACGGCAGGAGCTGCAACAGGTAATTCTGCTGGAGGGTCTATAGAGTTTCATTCAAGCGTTGCAGGATCGTCGGGAAGTACAGTTCAGTCTACAACAGAGATTGCTACAATAGATAAAGATGGTAACTTATCTATAGACGGAGATCTTACTGTAAAAGGTAATGACATTAAAGATGATGACGGTACAACTTGTATAACTTTTGACAGCTCAGGCAATACAACAATAGCAAATACGCTGAATGCTAGCGTAACAGGTGACGTAACTGGTAATGTATCTGGTTCGTCAGGTTCTTGTACAGGTAACGCTGCAACTGCCACTGCTCTTGCTGCAGGAAATCAAACTATAGATGGGGATGTTACTATAGGAGCAGATCAAGCAGGACATGACTTTACTTTGCATGGAGCTACAACTCAGTACTCAAAACTAAAGTGGGATTCTTCTGAAGACTTTTTAAAGTTTTCAGATCAAGCTAAAATAGTATTTGGTGGTGGAGCTGCAGTAACTGATTTTGATAGTTCTATACAAGCCGACGGAAGTAACCTTGTTATATCCAACGATGCAGGTAATATACAGATAGGAGATACTGTAGAGATTACTGGAGACCTTACTGTAAGTGGAGACCTTTCTATAGGTAACGATGCAGAGATTACTTCTGTCGGTAGCATGGTGTTTCGCATAGATTCTGATGCTAATGAGTCAAGTCAAAAATTTACTTGGAAACACAATACTAATACTACTATAGCTGAAATAAATGAAAAAGGTCAATATATTATATACGGAGATGATAATGACGACCCTACCCTTATTCTAAACCAAAACAACAACACAGATTCAGCAGGTTCACCAAGATTAGAGTTTTTTAGAAATACTTTACAACCTGATAATAATGAGCTTGGAGAAATAGTTTTTAAATGTAGACACCAATATGGTTCAGAGAATGAATTTGCAAAAATTATTGGTATAGTTGAAGATACCACTTTTTCTGAAAGAGGAGGTGCAGTAAAAATACAAGTTGCTTCGCATGACGGAGAGATTGTAGATGGTCTAATAGTTGAAGATGGTGATGCTGAAGATGAAGTAGATGTTACTATAGCTAATGGCTCTAGCTCTTTAACTACTGTGTCTGGTAACTTAAACGTTACAACTAATATAGAACTTGGACACGCATCTGATACAACTATAGCTAGAACTGCAGCAGGTACAGCATCTATAGAAGGTAAAGAAATAGTTACTATAAACAAACAAAAGAATATACACAGTTACGCTTATCACTACTCAGGGACAAGTGCTCACTTTATACCTATGTCTGGTGCTACAACATCTGATAGTACAGGTTTAAGTGCTTCGTCTTACCACTTAATGCAAGTAATGCCTTTTGATGGTAGAGTAGTTAGGATAGCTGTATTTAATCAAACTACAACAACTAGAACTGATTTATTTGAAATGTATATAGATGGAGACGATAGCGACCCTGTTGCAGACCAAAGAGGTACAGACTTAAGTTTTACTTCTGCACAAAAAGGTAATGGAGATTGCAATACTGACTGGACGTTTTCTAAAGGCGAAGCTATAGCGATAAGAAGAACTCCTTCAGCAGCAGTAAATGGAACAACAATAACAGTAGTATTTGAATTTGATATGACAACGTAATGGCACTAGCAGATAAAAAACATAGCAGAATATATTCGACTACAGGAAGCGACTCTGACAAAGTAGACATTGCCAAGTTAAGTAGGATGCAGTCTAAGTTTAATAGTAAAGAGTACCTAGAAGATGAAGACGCTTTTGAAACTTTAGGCTGCCTGCTTTATCAAATGCAGCAGATGTCTGAAGAACTTGACGAGCTTAGAAGGTTTTCTAATACAGAGCTTAATCATAAAAACTCTTCAAAAATGATACTAAACTGTGGTTGGTATGGTGGCTCTGCTGCTAGGCAATATTTACCTTTTGGTTATGGTGGTACTTTTGAGTCTACATCTCCTAATGGATACTTAGAATACGGAGGATTTGTTGCTCCTTGTAATGGTAGTGTAGAGTCAGTAATAATTAGGTCTGAAAATGCTTGTGGAAATTCTAACGTAGGTATACATTTTGCAAATAATAATACTGAAGTGCCTAACTTTAATCCTGGTAGTGGTGTAAGTGATACAGTAAATATGAG